GTAGAGGCAGGAGACTTCTACGCTGAACTTCCGCTTAACAAGATCGTTCTAGCAGAGCGTATACCGGGAGGATCAAAGTCATTCGCTGTCTTTGATGTTGGGTCTCCAGAGGATCCAGATGTTCCTAATCCCGTCCATGAAATACCATTTGAGGACTTGACGCAGATCGTTCCGTTCCTCATCGGAGAATACGAGAAGATGTTCTCGACCGATGATCTCGTTGAAGGCTTACCACAGGTTGACACCTCCAAGCTTTTCTGACCCGGGGAACCCTATAAATACCTGGCGTTAATCAGACGCGGGGTTCCCATAAAACGTTTGCACGTTATCCCCGGATATAAAAGGAGAAGTTCACCATGGCAATGGCCAAAGACGAAATCATTCTGACCCCAACCAGCCTTCCACACATCTTCCTGTGTGACATCGACGACAGCGGTCTTCTTAAGGAGATCATGGTCGTAAAGAAGTTCAAGGACGGGTCCATCTACTATGTCGAAATCGACCCACTTCACTCTATCGACAAGGGTCGTATCAAGAAGATCGTTTCCTCGCAGCACGCCGACAAGTATGAGTGCTGGGAACTGCTTTCTCAGGCAAGACTTTCCAACGGCATGAACGCCCTGGACTTCTTCCACAGCAACAACGTTCGCGTAAAGCGTCCACGCGGTGCTCGCGCCAACACCGGCGGTCTTGAGACCATCGCATCCTACGGCGATGACAAGGTCATCGGCTCTGACTTCGCAAACCCAGCTGAAGTCAATCTCGACCCAACGACGAAGAACTTCAACGTCTAACGGGTTTAACCCCACAATAAATAAACCATCACCGGAAGCCTGGGTGATCTCAGGCTTCCGGTGTGTTTTCGCTGACTACAAATACACGTTTACATTGCTTTGGGAATAGGATATAATAGTCCATATTTCATAAGGCGTTCTTGAATTTTGATAAACTAGCGACTTATCAAGATCACAAAAGCTCTACTCTGTCTTTCAGCAAGTAGACCTTACCACCAAGGAAGACGATGTTTCTCTATTAGGAAACAAAATCTTCAAAAATGGGAAAGGAGATTACCCAATGAAGATGAGCAACTTTATGCTCTCGATCGTGGCTACGTTCGCAATAGGTGCTGCTGTTGGTACCAGCACCCTGGCCGTATCACAACAACCAACGTCTGTCATTCAAATCCCAGCCGAAAATGGCGCAGTGGGTGGTGGCATGACAGTAAAACTACCGCTCAATCCATCTCGCAAGCAAGCCGATCTTCTTGCCGTCGCCTATGAGACGGCCAAGAGAGACGGGCATCGCTATCCTCAGCTGCTGCAGGGCATTCTTCTGCAGGAGACTAAGGCTGGGACGATGCCCGTCTACAAGGTAGCAGGTGGTGAGTTTGGCCTTCAGGTCAACAAGCGCTACTATGGCGTAGCGCAGCTCAAGCTCTCAGCCGCTAAGGACGTTCTCAACCGCTACCCAGAAATGTGGAAGCAGTTCAACTTCCAAACCAAAACGGATGAAGAGATCATCGCAAAACTTATCGAGAATGACTACTTCAACATTGCCGTTGCAAGTAAGTACCTTCTCATTCTGCAAAGAAGCGGCATAACTTCTCCGCAGCAGCTTGCAGCGTCCTACAATCAGGGCGTCGCTGGTGCAGAGGAAGGAAAGGGAAAGCATTATTCCCGTGCCGTTATGGAGCATATCAGCACCCTTCATGGGAAGCGATCCTAAGCAGATTACCCGAACTGTAAATACATTTGACAGTTTTTCGTTTGTGAGTTTAGATGTTTCAGCAGACCACACTCCAGTCCCTCATTGAGGACAGGGTTCACTTTCGTCCTATCTCTACTGGTTGGATGGTTGGTAAATGCCAGCTGTGCAACGACTACAAGGAGAGAGCGGGTTTTAAGTTCGAAGGTGGAGAGGTCGTATACAACTGCTGGAACTGTTCTAAGGGCGGACGATACGAAGAGTTCTCTGGGAAGATGTCCGGGAACTTTCGTAGGATACTAGCGGCCTACGGGTTTGAAGATAGCGAGGTTAGCTCAGTCGTTAACTCTGCTTTCTTTAAGAAGCCGGATGCCGAAGAAAAGACTATCACGCTGGCAAAACTGACGAAGGTTAACACTTCTACGCCTACGATCAAGTTGCCGGCGAACTCCTTTCCATTGGGTCATCCAGAGCACATCGAGTATCAGCAAAAGCTGGTCAACTATCTCGTGCAAAGACGGATCGACCTGAACAAATACCCATTCTTCTTTTCGATGGATGATCGCTTCAAAAACCGGATCATCATTCCGTTCTACCGACATGGAAATCTGATCTACTGGCAAGCCAGATCGATCGACCCGAATGAGAAGAAGAGATACGACAACGCGCCAGTTGGCAGAGACGCTGTCATGTTCAACATTGACAAGCTCAATGGATTTGACAGAACTCCACTCTTCGTAACTGAAGGTGTGTTTGACGCCATGGTCATCGATGGAGTTTCAATCCTTGGCAGCAAGCTTAATGACTCAAAGACAGAGCTGCTGAAAAAGTCTCAGCGCAGGCTCATCTTCATCATAGATAAAGATAAGAACGGTGAGCACCTAGCCAAGGACATCCTAGATAAGGGATGGGAGATTGCATTCGCCCCGTCTGGTGCTGAAGATTTGAACCAGAGCGTTCAGCGGTTCGGATTGATCTGGACCCTTCACGAACTCATGAAGTCGATTCCCAAAAGCTCCGACGCCGCTCTTCTTTCGGTCAACATTAACTGCAGGTGAAACATGACAGCTGAAACTCCCGCGCCTCCAGGCGTCATCCTCAAAAATCTTTTGCTTCAAGCTTCTGACAGTCAGCTTGACGCATCGCTGTTCCCGCTTATTGAAAAGTGGGATGACGAACCAACTCCGCTTCAGCTTCTTGAAGTGATTGACAAGTGCATTTACGCGTCTCTCGCTTCGGGCTTTGTGGTTGGTCTTCTGCAGGCATGCTATGAACTGGCATGTGCTGACAGAGGAACTACTCATGATGAAGTGGTCAAGCTTGCCACTTGGAGAGAAGATCACAACTGATGGATGTCGAAAAGCAACGTCTTCTTCTGAGCATCATCGCGTGTAACCGCGATCTGATGGCTCTTACAGCCGGCATTCTAAAGCCGTCATACTTCGATCCGACTCTCAAGAAGACGGTGAAGTTCATGATGGAGTACTTTGAGAAATACCGTGATGTTCCTAAGCTTGCGACCATTCGAGCAGAAGCTGGTACGGTTCTTGAAGACGCCGGAAAGATCGAACGGGCCGATGTGGCATATGTTGCCCATGAGGTCGAGGAGTTCTGCAGAAATAGAGCGGTGACCGAGGCAATCTTCCAAGGTCCAGAGCTTCTCGACAAGCAGGACTTTGGTCAGATCATTGAGGTGCTCAAGGCAGCGATCTCCGTTGGTCTTCAGAAAGATGTTGGCCTTGACTACTTTGACAATCCAGAAGAAAGGCTTCGTCGCACTCTAGAAGATGAAGCCAAGATCAGCACTGGCTGGCCTGAACTAGATACCGCTCTTGGTGGTGGCATAGGTCGACAGGAGCTAATCCTTTTCGCTGCCAACTCTGGTGGCGGTAAATCCATGACGATGCTGAACCTCGCACACAATCTGCTGGCGCAAGGTTTGAACGGAGTTTACATCTCCCTGGAAATGGGTGAGGGTACGGTCTCTAAGCGTCTAGACAGCATGATCTCACACGTGGCGCAAGATCAGCTGCTTAAGGAAATGCAGAAAGTCGCCAATGCCATTGAGAAGGCAGGTGATGATGGTATGGGGCGCTTCATCATTAAGCGCATGCCCGAAAACAGAACGAACATCAACCACGTTCGTTCCTATCTCCAGCAACTAGAACAGTCCAAGTGCTTTGTCCCTGACTTTATCGTGCTCGACTACATCGACATCATGGGCACGACACACGCGATCTCTTCCGACAATATGTTCATCAAGGATAAATATGTCACGGAAGAAGCCCGCTCACTCGGCTTCGACTTCAATGCTATCATCATCTCCGCCTCGCAGCTTGGGCGCGGAGCGATTGAAGCAGAGAAACTCAATCAAGGTCACATCCAAGGCGGTATTTCGAAGATCAATACTTCGGACTATACCGTTGCTGTAAAGCAGGATGACCTAATGAGAGTAGCCGGTGAAATCTACTTCGAAATCCTCAAGTCGCGTAACTCTGGCGGAGTTGGGCAGCGCATCCTTCTTGGATGGGAT